TTTTTAACTAATAAAGTATCCTTATAATGTATAGACATTACTTTCAAAAAAGTAAAATATTTTTATATCCACTGCTTGGGATAAAGAAAGGTATTAAATACGTACCTGTTGAAACTTATTTTACATGGGAGGATAACTATGAACTAAAGGATAAAAAGCTTATATGTGTATATAAACAAAAGCGTACAAAAAGATGGTTAGAATTTGAAGATCTTATGTTATTGAAAAATAAATTATTCTTTGATTATAAACATCTTGGTGGAGATATGCATTTATATGTGTTTGATGTTTCTCTTATAGATAAGGATTATGACAGAATTGTTAAAGGTAAATATTCTGAGATAAGCAAATTAACTAAAAACTTTATAACTAAATTCTTTGGGGAATCTGGTTTAATAGCAGAATATATTGATCAATATTTACATCCTGAATATTATCATGAAGAATATGCTTATGAATTAAATGTTGATGAAGATTTAATTAAAAAAGTTTGGGAATTGTGTGATAAACCTGATTTAAAAAAAGAAACATTAGTGTATAAATTAGACGAAAAACTTGATGTTTTTAATAATAAATTATTATCTTTGCACATTAACAATAAATATTTATTAGATTATGAGTAAAAATTCAAACATTGGACAGAATATGATAATTGTATTATCAAATTGGGGTCCATACAAAACCTTTAAATTGATGGCTGTAACTAAAGATTGCCCTTATTTAGAAGCTATCTATGATCCAAGAAGTAAAATTCTTGCAGTCATTTCTAAATTTGTTAAAAATTCATACCACATGGTACCTAAGCTTGATGACAATGGAGATCAACAGTCATTAAAGATTGGTAAAAGACCTAACGGTAAAGATTTTAAAGAACAAAGAGTAATGATGGAAACTCATGCTGAGTATTATATTAATGATATAGCAGAAATTAAAGACTTTGTTAAGATCTTTGGTTTAAATGCAAAATCACATAGCTGGGAAGAGATTATGGAAAGAGATTTAGAATCACCAAATCAACCACCATTGCCTTCAGATAAAGCTACAAATCTAGAAATTATATCTTAATTGATATAAGTTAATTCTGTGTATGGGAGGGGAGTTTTACTAGTACTTCTCTCCCATATATATTTAAAAACTAATGTAACATGAATCATTGGATAATGGATTATGAAACATTGAAGAATTTTTTCTGTGGTGTTTTCAAACATTATAAAAACAATGATATAAAAATCTTTGTGATTCATCAAAGCAGAAATGATTTCAATGAGTTCATAGAATTTCTTAAACAAAACATAAATAATAGAGAGTATCATATATCATTTAACGGCCTTGGATTTGATGCGCAAATAAGTAATTATATTATAGAAAATGAATCTTTACTTAAAGATTTAGATCCTAATGAAATTACTAATATGATTTATCAAGAAGCACAAGAAACTATTGAAAGATCTAATAACCGTAAGTTTGCTAAATATCCTGAGTGGGAACTATTAATACCTCAAATAGATGTATTTAAATTAAACCACTGGGATAATATGGCCAAACGCTCTAGTCTTAAGTGGATAGAATATACTATGGATTGGGGTAACATTCTTGATATGCCAATTGATCATAAGATTGGTATAAACGGTTCACAAATAGATATGATAATAGAATATTGTATTAATGATGTAAATGCTACACATGAAATATATAATAAATCTAGAGATCTTATTAAATTAAGATTAGATTTAACAAAACAATATAACATTAACTTACTAAATGCATCTGAGCCAAGAATAGCTAAAGAAATATTTAGTTATTATTTAAGTAAAGAACTTAATATTCCTAAGTATGAACTTAAAAAGCTAAGAACTTTTAGAAAAGTAATTAAAGTTGAAAATATCATTCTTCCTTATATAGAATTTAAAACAAAAGAGTTTCAAAATCTTTTAGATAGATTTAAAACTGTTGAATTAAATCCTTTACAAGTTAAAGGAGCCTTCAAGTATAGTGTTAATTATAAAGGTGTTCGTACAGATTTTGGTTTAGGTGGAGCACATGGTGCTAACCAACCTGGTGTATATGAGTCTGATAATGAAAATGTTATAATGTCTTCTGATGTAACTAGCTTTTATCCTAACTTAGCTATTAAAAATGGTTGGTCTCCAGCACATTTACCAAGTAGTGAATTTTGTGATTTATATGAGTGGTTCTTTGAGGAAAGAAAGAAAATTCCTAAAAGTAATATTATGAACTATGTATATAAAATTATACTTAATAGTACATATGGTCTTAGTAATGATAAGAATTCATTTTTATATGATCCTGAGTTTACTATGCGGGTTACAATCAATGGACAACTTACATTAATGATGTTATATGAAATGATTATGGAAGCAATTCCTGAAGCAATTCCTATTATGCAAAATACAGATGGTGTAGAAACTATAATCCCAAGGAACAAAGTAGATCTATATAATAAAGTCTGTGAAGAATGGGAGCACATAACAAACTTTAATCTTGAGCATGATCAATATCAGAAAATTGTATTTGGTGATGTAAATAACTATATAGGAATCTTTAATTTTGTTGAGACAGATATATCTAAATGGAGAGAACTTAAAAAATCAAATCCACACTATCTGTTTAAAGTAAATAAAGATAAGTTTTATTATGCTCCTGTAAAATGCAAAGGACGTTTTGAGTTTACAGATTTAGCATTACATAAAAACAAATCTAAATTAGTTATACCTAAAGGCATCTATGAATATTTTGTTAATGGTATACTTCCTGAAGTATATTTAAAAGAAAATCAAAATATATTAGACTTCTGTATAGGAAGTAAAACTAATAGTGGTTGGCAAGTACAATCACAAACTATAGAAGGCGGTGAACTTCAAGCTAGAAATCTTCAAAAGATAAATAGATATTATATAAGTAATCAAGGAGTTAAACTACTAAAGATTAACAAAAATGATGGAAGAATAATACAACTTGAAGCAGGCCCTTGGTTGGCAACAACCTTTAACAAGATGACAATTAAATCTAAATGGAAAGAATATGATATTAACTATAGATATTATCAACAAGCAATTGAGAAAGAAATAAATAACATTTTAGGTGTAAATTGTAATCAATTAAATTTGTTTAATTAATAATTTTAATTAAATTTGACAGACTTATTTTTAGGTGTTGAATGGTGTAAATCCAGACGTGGTAATACCAGCTTAATTGAGGAGAAAACACTTGCGTTATCCAACCCTCAGCCTACAAAATAGGTTACAATATTAAAAATCAATAAATTATGGGACATAAAAAATCAACACAAACCACAAAGGCTTACTTAGAAAATGCGCCTTTACCAAAAAGAACCAAAAGTTATACTGTTATATCACATAAAGAAGTGATGGATCATACTAGCAAATTGCTAGCACAAAATAATCTAAGTATAACTGCACAATTGTTTAAAGCAAATTTAAATGCTAAAGTTGCTCAAGGAATTTATCATTTAAAATCAAATGTATCTGACTCAGATTTAGGTATGATGTTTGCTTGGACTAATTCATATGATAAAAGTACACGTTTTCAATGTGCACTAGGAGCATATGTATTTGTGTGTAATAATGGTATGATCCATGGAGACTGCGCTAACTATGGAAGAAAGCATACAGGGACAGCTAATGCAGATGCTGCTTTGTCTATTGCTGGTCAGATCAGTATGGCTGCACAAAACTTTAATCAACTTGTTAAAGATAAAGATGATATGAAAAATATTATGCTATCTAATAAAGAACAAGCTGAATTATTAGGAAGATTATTTATTGAAGAAAAACTTCTTGACTCACAACAAATGTCATGTGTTAAGAATGAAATGAATAAACCTTCTTATGATTATAATGTAGACCCGGATACTGCTTGGATGTTTTATAATCATGTTACATATGCTTTAAAACAAACTCATCCTAGAAATTGGATGGAAAACCAATCTAAGTTTCATGAGTTTATGACAGCTGAATTAATTAGTAATGCGCAAATACAATTCAGAGATAATGTAACAAATGAAGATGATGCAGACATAGATTATAGTAATCAAATAGAAACATCTATGAAAGAAGAAGGTATAATAATAAATAGAAATAACAATGAAGAAGAAGATAATAACTTTACTACGGTATTTGATCTGTAAGATAAGCGGAAAAAGCCAACATTATTGGGATATGGAAAGGGTGTGTCATAACTACGGTTACTCTACTTCTAGTACTAAAAAACCATCTGATATTAAGATGTCAGTACCAGAGGGTATGGAATATAATGTAGCATACTCATTAGATGATTTAATTAAACATAAGAAAATTGTAAAAGCTAGTGTTGCCAAAACTAAAGCTAAAAAGAAAATTGACTATTCAGAGAACAAGGTTCCTAATTATTATATAGGACAGACTTATGGTTATGAAGCAGCTAAAGTTTGTGAAGACTTTGAATTATCCTATAATGTTGGTACATCCGTTACATACCTTCTTCGTTGTGGTAAAAAATATGAAGAAGGAATGAAAGATTTAGATAAACATATTGAAGATGTTATAAAAGCTAAGAATCATTTAGGTTTTGAGTTAACTAGACTTAATAATATTAAAAAAAGAAACAAAAATGACTGATTTTGAATTTATAATTAGCATTGTTGTTATGCTAGTTGTGATCTGTCTAATAGGGCGTTATGCTCTATTAGAAGGTCTAAAAATTGAACAACATAAAAAATTTGAACGTAACATGGAAAACTTTGATAAAAAAAATAAAACATGGAAATAGTTTGGATATTCACCCATCTAATGACCTGGTTTGTAGGTATAGTAACAGGAATATACTTTGCTTCACAAATATCAGATCATATAGATAGAAACATAAAAAAATGAATGATGATAAATATAGTAGCTACCTAGGAGTAGCTATAGGTTTAATAGGTATGATTATAACAATAATCATAATCAAAATAATGGATATACTATGAATTTTAATTTTGAAGATTGGGTTAGAGGAACTTACCAACACTGTGAAGACCCCACAGAATATACAGGTGAAGACATATTATGTTCACACTGTCAAGTAAATAATGTAGATGATGAAAACGAAATCTGTGAAGAATGTGATGATGAAATAAGTCAAGAAGAATAATGGCTATAAAGTATCAAAAAACAAAAACATTAATTACAAAACAAAATAATAATAGTAGTGACTGCATAGCTCCAAACATTATATACGGATGTTTTGGTGGCTGTGTAGATACATATTGTTATATGTCTAGATATAACGGTAAAAGAGTTTTTATAAATCAAAATGTTGATGATATATTTAACTCTGTTCTTGATTGGGAAAAAGGATATAGTAAAGTTCCTAATCAACAAGATCCAGTATACACAATGGTAGATATAGCTTGTAACTCAGATTTAGTTTTGATGCAAAAACATATGCCTGAACCATTACATGATTATCTTAAAAGATTTGATGATCATCCACGGTTAAATAGTACTATGGCTACTAAGTATCCGGGTCTTCTTAAACTAGATGTTAATCATTTTAATAAACCACCTAGAGTAAGGGTAAGCCTCATGCCTCAAGCTTATTCAGATGTATTAGAACCTAAGATGCAAAAAATTGAGTCTAGAATACAAGATATTAATAGACTTAAGGATTTAGGATGGGAAGTACACTTAAACTTTTCTCCACTTATATTTATGCCTGGATGGTCTAAGCATTATGATGAATTATTTAAACGTGTTAAAGAAGTAGCAGGTGAAAATAAATGTGAAGTAATTGCTCTTACTAATCATGCTAATCAAATGATTAAAGCTAGTGATGAGGCCCGTGAAATTATGAAATACTCTGATGAAATAAAAAACAAATCAGGAGTAATGCGCTATCCTATAGCAAAAAAGCACAGACTCTTGGAGATGTTTAAAAATATATACTCAAAGTATTTTGACTCAGCAACAATAAGATATATTTTTTAAATGTATTCTATAATAGGACTTATTGTTGTAATTATAACTTTTCTGATCATAAAAGATGCAGATGAAAAATCAAATATAAAAAATGGAAGAAAATGATATACAATATTTATTAGAAAAAGGATATTGGTTAAGTTGTAGACCTTATAGAGGAAAATGGGAAATGGTAATATATAAAAAGCAGAAAGCCGGTTGGTTAAAAAGAAAAAGAAAACTATTTAACCATCCAGCCAACGCTTATGATTGGGCATTAAATCAATTTATGTCTATATTTGGATAATTATCCTTTAGTCCAATACGCATATTCTAAAACACATGCTGCTGTTACTGCTGTACATTCTAAACCGGTTGCACCTTTTAAAGGAAACCATGCAAATTCACCTGGTCCTAAATCAGAAATATTCTGACCAGCATCATTCTTAACTACAATGATGTTGGTAGGATCTGTGTTCTTTAAATAAACATATGATACTGTTGCTACTGAAGCAGGAATTATAACTTCTGCTCCTGCAGTTGCTACTGAAACTCTAGATATACCAACTACTGGTTCTTTAGTAGTTAACGTATCATTTAATATCAAATTTAAAGCATCACTAGTTGATGTGTTTGACGTAAGGGTTAATTGTGCTGTTACTGTTGCCATTTCTATTTATTATTAATAATTAATCACTTTTTACTTCTTTTCTTTCTACTAGAAGGATAATTTCTTTTAGACCCTTTAACCCTAGATTTCTCTTTTCTACCACGGTTATTAGATCTAGAAAGAACTGTCGTTCTAGAGGACTTAATGCCATTAGGATGATGCAGATCTTTCCCATCACCCTTTCTAACTCTTCCAACTTTGAGAGCTTTTCTTCTTGCTTTGTTTCTTGCGGCTCTATCTTTTTTAGCTTTTGTAGAAGATTGAAATTTTTTATACTCTTTTTTATAATCTCTCTTGGTTGCCATTCCTATATAATAATATAGTTAAATTTTTTTTAGTTAACAAGAAAATCCAAAGTTTAATACTATAAGTCTATGATCTACACCAGGGTTGCAATATAATTCTAAT